TCAACGAAATACTGGAACGCTCCAGAGCGGCCGATAAGCCGCCTTGGGCGCTCGTCGTTATCGTCAGGAAAAATGGTGATCCCGGCGCGATTCGAACGCGCGACCCCCAGATTAGGAAACCGCTTCAAGGCCCTGCGTTACAAGGCTTTGAACCATCCTTGTCGCATCCATGTTGCAGTCAGGCGAGAAACGCGCGCTCGGCTTCTGCCATTTCGTCACCGTCATCGCTCCGCGGAAACAGATGACCATACACGTCCATGGTCATCATGATGGAGCTGTGGCCTAGCCGCTCCTGCACAACCTTCGGCGGCAACTCCAAGCCACCGTCCTTGCGCCGGTTGATGCACCAGGAAGCGTAGAAGTGGCGTAGCGCGTGCATGCCCGTGTACTTTGGAGTGGGCACCGGCTTACCGTCCTCGTCCACCTCTCCGCTATCGACGGCAACACCTGCTGCGATCCAAGCCGGGTGAAGACCGCGCCGAAGAATGTTGTTCAACTGCTCGACCTTCCCTGTGCCATTCGGAAAAACGAGATCAAGGACCATGATCTTTTCGCCGGCGGCGTCGGTCTTGCCGCTGTCTTTCTTTGGGCAGGAGAGCTTCCACTCACGAAGCGCGTTGATGACCATTGGAGGAGCGGGCACTGTACGCTCTCCGGATATCGACTTGGGTCTTCCGATATCGTTGAATCGATCGGCTCGCTGATGCACTCGGACTTCTCGTTTCTCCAGATCCACGTCCTGCCAACGCAGTCCGCGCAGCTCCGACGCTCGCAGTCCGCAGAAGGTAGCCGTCAGTATTAACGGCCGCCAGCGCCCCGTCAGAATGCCCACCAAGGCTTTCACCTCTTCCCGAGTCGGGATGTCAACTCCGACCTTCAGGCGACCCTTCTGGCGCTTTTCCTGGCGCTTCTCGCCAGAGCCGCGGCGACCCTTCATATCTCGCACGACGTTTCGGGCGACGAGCCCGCGCTCCTGGGCATCGGCAAGCAGCGAGCCGAGGCTCACCAAAACCTTCTTGATCATGGCTGCCGAGCGGCCGGCTTCGCGTAACTGGTCTTCAAAAGCCCTTATCTTCGCAATCGACAAGCTCGGCAGCCTCGATGGCCCGATGAAGGGAATGATGTGCATTCGAAGGTGGCGCTCATAGTCTTCGATTGTTGCGCGTTCGAGGACTGCAGCGCGTGCGCTTGCGATCCACAGTTTGCCGGCTTCCTCGATGGTTGCGCTCGCGCTGTCCGCGACGTGGACTCCTTCCCGAACCTCAACCTTAGCTGTGGCTGCGAATGCGTCGGCGTCCTTCTTCTTCGTGAACGTCTTCAGGCGGCGCTTGCCTGCCATATCGAAGTAGTCGACCACCCAGGCGGATTTCTCGACGCCCTTCGGTGTGGTCCATGTGCGTTTACGGACGGACACTGTTCATCAACCTCTGCTACTTTTTGCTCTTATTCTGCTGCGCGAAGTGCGTGACGATCAGGTCCAAGGCGGTCAAGAGATCTGAAGGAAGGGACTCCAGATTGCTTTTTAGGTTGGGCAGCATCGCAGCAGGCTCGTCGAAAAACGGAACTTCCTGGAAATTCATTGGGTCTTTGGCTGCATCTTTCCTGCGGCTTTCTAGTTCGCGCGCTTGATTGATTATTTCCCAGTCCCTTTTATCCGTTTCTCTAAGCGGCTCCAGTCCTGCTTGCATTCGTGCCATGTCGGCTTCCCACAGAGCAACTTCGATGAGGCTAACAACCTCTGAATTCATTGATCTGCCGTTCGCCTCTGCATGCCGCCTAATGCGCTCACGCATGCCCTCCGGTAGGCGCACCATGAACTGATCCGACCCTCGGCCCGCTTTTGCCATTGCCGCAAACTCCAAAACATTATCGTAGCACTGTGCTACATTGCGCTTGACGTCAAGCGGTAGCACCGTGTTATCACTAACACCGTGCTACTAACATGGGATGACGACATATGACAACGACGGATGCAGATGGGCCGAGCCAGATCGATCTAATCTGGGGTGCCGAAGAAATATCAAAAGTCATTGGGCGGCCGGCGCGCGTGACGTTTCACCTTCTGACGACCGGCGCAATTCCCGCCAAAAAAGTCGGAGGCCGATGGGTCGCCGAGCGCGGGAAGTTGCTGCGTTTCTTTATGGAGCCAGCGGCATGAAAGTCAAAAACGAAAAAGCAGCGGAAGCCGGTCGCCAAACTCACGCTTCCGCCGCTTAAGCAGATGTCGCTTCGCAGCGACCCCTCCATCACCAACAAATAGGATTGTCGATGACAGCAAACGGTAAAGCACAGCTTAGCCTCAAAGTACAGATTCTGGACGCGAACGAGGAGCCTATCGGCTTCCCTGTTACCGTCGTGGGACGGGAGGCTTGGGCGTTGAATCACCTAATCAGCGCGGGCGAATGCGGATGCACCCCGATCGATCATCCTGGGCCTCGCTGGAGTCACTACACGTGGAAACTCCGTGGGTATGGCTTCGCAATCGAGACTATCCATGAGAAGCATGGCGGCCAGTTTCCGGGAACTCATGCGCGCTATCGACTCGGGAGCAAAGTGAATGTGCTCGATTCAACTGCGGGATCTGCTACCTAATGAGTAAAGCTCCGGCCAAAGGTCAAAAGCAACAAGCCCTTTATGCTCTCCATTGGATGCCCGATTTATCGCCAGCTGCGCGCAGGGTAGGCGCTTGGTTGGTCTGGCATGCGAACGCATCGACGGGCAGGTGTGATCCAGGGCAAGCTCGACTGCGCGAGGAGACCGGCTTCTCTCGCAGGACTGTCCAGAACGCGGTGAGGGAACTCGTCGACTCCTGCGTCGTCTCAAGGAGGTTGCGGGCAAATGAGAGCAGTTCGTATCAAATCCACTGGCAGAAGCTGAGCGACCTTGTTGGTGCTTATGAAGCGCGGGCAAAGACGGGTGAAGTGGTCGTAACTGCATATGAGCGGCGCAGAGGTGGCGCAAAAAATTACGCCTCCCTGGCGCAAGAAACTACGCCACACCAGGTGCAACAATCTGCGCCCAAACCCAGTGAAGTAAACTCTGTGAAAGAACACGTGTTCCGGGTCGGCACCATTTCCGTGGAAAATGGCGCTCATTCATTGCGTAGCAAAGGCGTGGAAAAGGCCGACGTCTTAGGCGTCAATGCCGGGACTCTGGAGACAGCTTGCAGGGCAGTACATTCAGACGATACGGTTGCTGCTCGCGTGCTCTCCTATCAAAAGGACCACGCTTTCTTGGCTGGTCTCGACAGAGCATTGAAAGACGGAAGGCTTTTCAGCCGTTCGATTGCTGACGCGATCTACGAACGCCTGGAAGCCATCCACGACAGCGACGAGGCAACTCAGGGCGATCCAGTAGCCGGCCGCGCGTATCGACTTCTAGAAACCGATTTGTACCGTGAGGACGCTGCATGACGTCGGTCATACCCTTTCCCTCCCGGCTTAGGATCGGCTATGCGCGCAAAGTCGCCACGCAATTGGCGAAGGCGCGCTCCAACCGAGAGGCAGATCATATTTTGTCGCGAGCGCTTCTTTCTCATCTCCGGCAGATGCACTCAGTCGGCATTGTCGATCATGAAATAGAAAGGCAGCGCATTGATTTTCTGATGACCATCCATGTCGAGTGCCAAAAGGTGGGCGCCGGATGGCTTCCGAATATTTCATCGCTCAACATCGGTGACTCTGGAGGTGTGGCATGACGATAGCAGAACGGAAAGCGCGCGAAGCACATGACCGCGAAAACCCGTGGCGGCCGATGCATGAGGCCAAGCCGGATGGGCTTCTCTGTAACCTGCTATTCAACGACCTAGGCGGCTATCATTCGCCGGAAGAGACGAAGTACTTCCTCGACGCTGACGGGTATTGGTATCGCAAGGAACCGCCGGGGAGGGTTTACGAGAAGCCAATGAATTGGCGCCCCGCCTACGTCCGTCTGACGGCAGAGGTCCGATCTACCATTAAGAATCGATGCGAGGTGTCGAATGGCTAGATGGCGTAAGTTCAGTAAAACTGGGCCGGCCGACCCAGCACGTTACGAGATCGATCACAGTATGTTTGAGAGCGGCCTTCACGTCTTCGCGGATGGCGCATGCGAACCGAACCCAGGCCCAGGCGGTTGGGGTGTGGCGGTCTACAGGGACGGCGTCGAGGTAGCTTCAGATCACGGCGGCGACGCCGACACCACGAACAACCGGATGGAGCTGACAGGGCTGCTGAAGGGCATAGAAGCCGCAAAGGTGCTCGGAGCTCCGGCGGTCCTCTGGTGCGATTCACAATATGCGGTGAAGGGTGCCAATGAGTGGATGCACAATTGGAAGAAGCGCGGCTGGAAAAAGCCGGGCAAGGATGAGTTGAAGAACATCGAGCTTTGGCAGTCGATCGACGCAGCGCTTTCTGGAGTCGACCAAATCATCATTCGCTGGTGCAAGGGCCATGCCGGCATTGCTGGCAACGAGCGGGCTGACGAGCTTTCAAACCTTGGCTTAGCGTCCGCTCTGCAAATCTAAAACGAGGAATTCGGAATGGGTCACTGGTACGTTGTAAGAACGCGAGCAGGGCAGCAGCAAAAGGCCATGCTCGAATTCGAGGAGAATAACATCGGCGCCTACTGCCCCACGATGCGGCGGGAGACCAGGCACTTCCAGACGAAAAAATGGATCATGCGGGAGTACCCGCTTTTCACCGGCTACGTCTTCGCTGATCTGCGGATCTCCGATTTCGCCACGCTCCGCGAAATGCGCTCTGTGTTGTCCGTCTTGGCAGATGGCGGCGGCACGCCTGTTCCTGTCACCGGCAACATCGTCGAGGATATCCGGGACGCGCAGGAGCGCGGAGACTTCGACGTGCTCCGGCCGCCCGTCCGCCGTCTGAAGGCCGGCGATAGTATCCAGTTCAAGGATGGCCCTCTGGCAGGTCATTACGCCTCAGTAACGAATGTAATAGGACGGCGCGCGATCAAAGCTTGTGTGGAGTTGTTCGGTTCTTTGCGCGAGGTGGAAATCGGACTTGAAAGTATCAGGCGAGTAGCTTAGATTGCGGGTCAGCGATTTGCAGTCTGATCTGCTGGGCGCCATTGAGTGACCCACGGGGCTTAGGGGATGTTTCGCGCTCCCCGCCTCGGCTTTATTTTGCCAAAATTCTCACTGGCAGGTCTGTTGGTTGCATGCTCATGGTGAAGTCTGATATGAGGCGGACGCAGAAATCAGAGCAAACCCGCATCCCATTCAGATTTTGAAGGCTTTTGCCTGCCGAATTAGCCGGTGGTAGGCTGGAGCTTCGCTGATTTCGGAAGGAGAAGCGTTGACGACTGTTACCGCAGTCTGAACGCCGGCGTCTAGGCCCCGCCACTCCCTTGGCCACGGTTTCTTGTCTAACTTTATAATCGCGTCAAGGTTTCCAAACCCCAGCTTCCAGCCGTTGCAGTCTCGGAGACGTATGCGGGTCGGTTCGATCGCAATTGGGAGCAATTTCCCATTCCCGGTGAGGTTGGGGCGCAGAAAATAGAGCGGTGCATCGAGATCCGCGGTTCCAAATATACAATCCTTGATAACAGCATCATAGGACCCAAGGCGGGACTGTCGACTATCAACCCGATCCGCAGCGTCTGCGCGCCATATCAGCGACAGGACGAACTTCTTCAGGAGATTCGGCTGCCGGTTAGGTATGGTAAAGTCCTGCGTGGCTTGCTCAGAGTTAATTGCGCGGACAATCTCTACACCATACTTGTCGGCCGGACCCAGCTGGCGTTCGTGATCATCGCAAAGGATCTTCCAGCTCCATCGTCCGTTCTGGAACCGTCTGAGGCCAGGCTCTCCTAACCTCCCGGCCACGAGATGCTTGTCCCCCCGTTTAAGGTCCAGCGCGAGCGCTCGTGGGAGGATGTGAGATTTGACGGTTGGAGAAGCGCCGCAGACTAAGCAGCAGGAATTTCTCGATTGAGGGGTCATGGACACTGCCGACACTAGCTGGGCTGCTCTTGTAAGATCTGTCGAACCGCTCTACCGCATCCATAGGATCACGGCTATTGCGGCGAGCTCAAGCGCAATAAGCATCAACAGTGAAATGATTGAATAGCGACGCTTTTCCGCAAGTTCAAATTGCTCGGTCAGCAGCTTGTAAAAATGATGATCTTCCATAAAGGCCCCCATGCCCGTCCCCAAAATCGTCGCGCAAAGGTTGCGCAGGCCGTAACGAAAGGCAAGAGACATGCTCCAGTACAGTGTGGCCGTACGCAATGCCAAGCTCGACGCGGTCGAGACGGCGATTGGCGCTTCTGCCGTCTTGAAGATCCGCACGGGCGCCCCGCCTGCGAACTGTGCGACCGCAGACAGCGGCACGGTACTTGCGACATGCAACCTTCCCGCTGGTTGGATGGCCGCGGCTTCCGGAGGTACTAAAGCCAAGTCGGGGACCTGGGAAGACACTAGCGCCGACGCAGCCGGCACGGCAGGGCACTATCGAATCTATGCCTCGGACGGCACCACCTGCCACGCACAGGGCACGGTGACGGCAACGGGCGGCGGCGGTGACATGACCGTCGACAACACGAGCTTTGCCGCAGGGCAGGCCTTCACGGTCACCGGGTTCACGCTCACGGCCGGCAACGCCTGACCTTCAGGGGGTAGGCTATGCCCGTAGGGACCCCGGCACTTGCCACGCCGCAGATAGGCGCAACGGCAGCATCGGTCACCACGGCCAGCTTTACGCCGACTGCGAATGCCCTGCTAATCGCCTTCTGTGCAGGTCGCGGTTCCTCGGCCACCATCCCGACCATATCGGACAGCCTAGGCGGCACGTGGACACCGATCGGGACAGGGAACGACGCAGGCAACGTCGCCGGCCGGTTGTTCTATCAGGTCGCCGGCGCCAGCCCATCGGCCATGACGGTGACCGTCAACACGACGGGCGGAACGCAGGCGGCTGTGGGCGTCATCGAGGTCTCCGGGGCCGGTACGGACTTCTCGAATTATCAGGTGGGCATCAACGCGGCCGGTGATCCATCCGTCACCATGGGCGCTTATACCGCCGGCTCACGCGTCATGGTGTTCGGCATTGGCAATGCTGGCGCCGCATGGACCTCGCCGACCGGGTTTACGGAGCTCTTCGACAGCGAAGTCGCAACGAACCTGCGTCTGGTCCCGAGCTACAACGACAGCTCGGCCAGCACGTCGCTTTCGTGGGTCTCCGCGGCGACCGACTCGATCGGCTTCGGGCTGGAGATCAAGGAAGCGGCAGCCGGCGCAATATCTGGCACGGCCTCGATCACAGAAGCAGGGGACGCGGTAGCCGGAACATCGGCACTTCGAATCGCCTCGACGTCGTCCCTCTCTGAAGAACGGGATACGCTGGCGGCCTCCGGGTCGGTCATCGCTGGCATAGCCGGGACGCTCTTTGTAACAGAAGCCTCGGACACAGCGTCCGCCACGGCGACAATCTTCCTACGCGCCTCACTGGCTTCGGCGGAAGGGACGGACAGTGTCTCGGCCCCGGCAACAGTTCGGATCGCTGCTGCGGCCTCTCTAGTCGAAAGCGCCGATACGATAGCGGCGACCGGCACAATAGCATCAGCCTCCCGGACAGGCTCGGTGGCCATAACCGAGGCAGACGATGCGCTCGCAAGCGCGGCCGCTCTCAGCCTCAATGCAAGCGCCAGCGTAACAGAAGAGGGCGACACCCTCTCGACCATCGCCGGCCCGGTCATCGTCGGCAGCGCATCGCTTGCAGAGGCAGGCGACACCATCACAGCCCGCGCGGTTCCGCTGCTGGTCTCAAGCCCGCAGGAAAGAACGGCCAGCGTACCCGCAGAAGACAGGACGGCGGCAGTGGCGTCAGAGATCCGCGCCGTTGCCATAAAGGCAGAAGTCAGGACAGCAGCAGCCCGAGCCGAAACCCGGCGCGCGGCAGCGTAAAGAGGATTCGACATGGCGCTGACGTGGCCTGCCATCAAAGACCCGGACGAGGTGAAAGACTACAGCCTCGACTGGTCCGCTCTCCTTGGGGCGTCCGACACCATCACAAACTCCACATGGACAGTCGACGAGGGCGACGGCCTCACGATCGACAGCGACAGCGCCACGACCACAGCAACAACGATATGGCTCTCCGCCGGCACCGCAGGCACGAATTACAGCCTGGTCAACCGGGTGGTGACCGCAGGCGGCAGGACATACGACCAGACTGTACGGCTCAAGGTTCGTGCGAAGTAGGCGCCCGACCGCCAGGCGAGTGTAACAGTGTCTAGACCTGAGGCTCGCTGGGACTTTCAACACCGCGGTCGGGATCCCAATCCTCTATGCCGCCCAAGAATTCCTTAATGGTTTCCACCGATTGAGTCCAAAAGGTCTCGTCTGGAATGGGTTGCACTTTACCGTTGGCAGCTTGAATAATGTCTCTGACCTGTTGGTGAGTTTCGCGGACGTATTGACGCTTGCCGCCCACATCGAACGCAGAGTTTATTCCGTCCCGGTTGGGAGCGATTGGCATAGGCCCCGCGGCTGAATGAGCGTCGACCCAAACCGGGGAACCAGCAGGTTGGGTAAACGAGTGAAGCGTTGCAAGTTCGGTCTTAACCGACGCGGCCACCGCAGATGCTTCCTCCACAACGACAAAGTCTTGGCTCGCATTCACGAGAGTATTGCCCAGGTCGTTGTCCCAACCCGCCACGGTCTTCCTGATGCGCAGAACGGTCGCCCCATCAATCTCAAACGAATCTCCATTGGACTTGGTCAACTTTATCATGAGTGCCTCCTTCAGGAACGACCGGAGATTGCGCCTAGTTGCGGGGGCTGTCGAGTCAGGAAAGCCCGTAGTCAATTCAAGGCAACTTCAGCGGAGAAGGCTGGGAAGAACCATGAACGACGACAGCCGAAATAACGGGGAGAAAACGCGCAAACCGATGCCTCCGGTGGAGCATCAGTTCAAACCGGGGAATCCCGGCCGGCCGAAAGGCGCGCGCAACAAACTCGGGGAAGCGTTTCTCGAGGCGATGCACGCGGACTTCGAAGAGCACGGCACAGAGGTTATCGCCCGCGTCAGAGCCGATAAGCCAGACCAATACCTGAAGGTTATCGCCTCGATCCTGCCCAAGGATCTGAACGTCAACATCAACAACATGGACGATTTAACGGATGACCAGCTTATCGAGCGCATCCGGTCCCTTGATTCCGCAATCCGGCCTTTCCTCGATGCTCAAGGAGCAAGCGGCTCTGTTGACGGAATTGGACCGGAGACGGCGCACTAACCTGCTGAGCGGGTACCAGCCCTATTCCAAGCAGATCGAGTTCCACGAGGCAGGGAAGGGCTACCGCGAACGCCTGTTCATGGCTGGCAACCAGTTGGGCAAGACGCTCGCTGGTGCTGCCGAGGCGGCTATGCATCTCACAGGCCGCTATCCGGATTGGTGGGAAGGTAAGCGCTTCGATAAGCCGGTGATCATGTTGGCCGGCTCCGAGTCCTACGAGCTGACGCGTGATGGTGTCCAGCGCCTTCTCGTCGGCCCTCCGATGAATGAAGAGGATTGGGGCACTGGGTATATACCGAAGGCCGCGATTATCGCCACAACCCGCCGTTCTGGCGTTTCTGGCGCACTGGATAGCGTCACGGTTCGGCATGTCTCGGGCGGTTCGTCAACGCTCCTGTTCAAGGCATACGAGCAGGGTCGTGGTAAGTGGCAGGCAAATACGGTTAATTACGTCTGGTTCGATGAAGAGCCGCCCGAGGACGTCTATTTCGAGGGGATCACGCGAACCAACGCAACGCGCGGATTGATAGCGGTCACATTTACGCCTCTCAAGGGCATGAGCACGGTTGTTGCTCGCTTCATCATGCCGGGTGAAGATCCCGGCGCGTTGCAGCGTAGCGTCATCACCATGACGATCGACGACGCGGAGCACTACAGCGCGGAAGAACGAAAGCGCATCATCGACAGCTACCCTGCGCATGAGCGGGAAGCGAGAACAAAGGGCGTTCCGTCTCTCGGTTCCGGCCGGATATTCCCGGTATCGGAAGAGAGTATCCGGATCGATCCCTTCGACATCCCGAAGCATTGGGTGCAAATCGGTGGATTGGATTTCGGGTGGGATCACCCGTTTGCCGCCACCGGCTGCGCCTGGGATCGCGATGCAGACGTATTCTATGTCACTAAGGCATACCGCGAGCGGGAAGCGACCCCGATCATTCACGCGGCTGCTCTCAAACCGTGGGGTACCTGGTTGCCGTGGTCGTGGCCTCACGACGGCCTGCAGCACGACAAGGGCAGCGGCGAGCAACTGGCGGCCCAGTACCGCGCTCAGGGGCTGGCGCTTCTTCCCGAAAGGGCGACCTTCGACGACGGCACCAACGGCGTCGAAGCCGGGCTCTCTGACATGCTGCAGCGGATGCAGACCGGACGTTGGAAAGTCTTCTCGACGTGCTCGGAGTGGTTCGACGAATTCCGCCTCTATCATCGGAAAGACGGCAAGGTTGTTAAAGAGCGCGATGACCTGATTTCGGCGTCTCGTTACGCGCTGATGATGAAGCGCTTCGCGAAAGTCAAAGCTAACGCGGCCGCGTGGAAATTCACTGATCGGAAGGTTGTTTAATGGCTGCGATGTCAAAACAGCAGGTTGCTGCCCAGGTCTCGCAGCTCGTCAAGGATTGCGAGAACTACCGGGACGAGCTCTCAGTCGACCGCATCAAGGCGATGGAATATTACGACGGCATCATGAAGGACACGCCGGCCGATGCAAACCGGTCGAAGGTCGTCTCGCGTGATGTCCGCTCCGCCATCAAGAAGGTTCTGCCTTCGCTCATCCGGACGATCCTCGGCAATGACAAGGTCGTCGAATACCAGCCGGTCAATGAAGGCGACGAGGCGAGCGCCGAGCAGGCGACTGATTACGTCAACTTCGTCGTGTTCCCGGAGAGCGATGGATATGACGCCGTCCAGGACGCCGCACATGATGCGCTGAAGCTGCGCAACGGCATCATCCGCTGGTGGTACGACAGGAAGCGGAAGGTCCAGGTCTCCAAGCATACCGGGCTTGAGGAGCAGGCGCTGGTTCAGCTCGTCGCCGACGATGACGTCGAGGTGTTGGAGCAAGAGCAATACGAGGAGCAGATCGACACGCCGCAGGGTCCGCAGCCGGTCACGCTCTACAATGTGAAGATCAGGCGCGTCTCCGAGTATGGCTGCACGAAGCTCGCCGCGGTCCCGCTCGAGGAGTTCCTGATCCATCCGGATGCAATCTCGATCGACGACAGCCCAATAACGGGCATGAAGACGCGCCTGCGCCGCTCCGATCTGGTCGAGATGGGATACGATCGAGAGAAGGTCGACAGCTTCGCCGCTTCCGGCTCTGACATCGAAGAGGAAGAGGAAGAATTCACCCGCAGGCGCGATGCCTTCGATGAGAATGACTCCATCGTCAAGGCGCTGCAAGAAGTCGATTACTACGAACTCTATGTGAAGATCGATGCGGACGATGACGGCATTGCCGAACTGCGCCGCATGGTCTTTGCCGGCGGCCTGGCAGAGGTCAATCTCCTCGACGATGAGGAGTGGGATGAAGTCCCCTTCGCCGACCTGATCACCGAACGGCGGCCGCATCAGCGTGAAGGCAATTCGGTTACCGACGACATGGTGGAGATCCAACGGGTGAAGACGGTGCTCATGCGCCAGACGCTGGACAACCTCTATTGGCAGAACAATCAGCAGCCAATCGTTCAAGAGGGCACCATTGCCAACCCGGAAGCCGTGCTCAACCCGAAATTCGGGCAGCCGATCCGGGTCAATCAGGGCGTCGATGTCAATTCTGCGGTCGGTTACAACATCGTGCCATTCGTCGCGGAGAAGTCTTTCGCAATGCTCTCCTATCTCGACCAGGAGGCAACCGACCGGACCGGCATTTCCGATGCATCATCGGGCATGGCCCCGGATGCATTGCAGAACATGACGGCCAAGGCCTCGGCGATGATCGAGGCGGCCGGTGTCGGCCAGACAGAATTGATGGTCCGCACGTTCGCCCAAGGCCTCAAGCGCGTGTTTCAAGGCCTCCTGCGGCTGGTGATTAAGCATCAGGACAAACCGCGCACGGTGAGGCTGAGAAACCAGTGGGTGACCTTCGATCCGCGCCAGTGGAATGCGGAGATGGATGTCACCGTGAACACCGGGCTCGGCGCCGGCACGCGTGAACGC